CTGCTGGTCCTGTTGTGCGGCTTGCTCGTGTTCCTGTATGTGTTGGCCTATGAGCTGGTCTATCTGTTGTATCATCTGACCTGCTTGTGGATTTGCCGGGCCACCCATCATATCACGAGCTTGCGCCTGTTGCATCAACTGAACGTATTGAGGGTGTTCACGATACATACTATGGACACCTATGTGCGCTCCGTGATCCTGTTGTGGTAGAACTTCGATAGCCTGACCAACTAGCACACGATCATTCTCGTATTGCGCGGCGCGTTCCGCTTCGATATTGTCCTGATCGGCCATAACCGTCTCAATGTCTTGTACTCCGTTAGCCTGTGCCGCCAACTTATCAATCTCGACCTGATCGTAGTTTGGTCTATTCGCCGCCCACGAAACAAACGCCATTGTTCTGTCGCGCTCCAGTTGAGCATACAGTGGTTGAGTTGATCCGACCTTCGATTCAATTCGATAGCTATATAAAAAGTCTGATGTCGTTAATGCTCTCACCACACGCTGGTCGCCTTCGGGTGCGACGTTCTCAGCAAACTGCTCTGGCGTATAACGTGGATCGCCCATAATCTGAAACGCATTGCGAACCAGATTTTCATAGAACCCATTGACCGCCGCCTCCATCCAGTTTCCGTTGATCTGTGCCGCCGCCGCCACTACTGCCGCCTCTGTTGCTGTATCGCTTGCCCCGGCTTGTGGTGGAGCTAATGCGGCGATCTCTGATTCCATACCCTGCATCAACCCGAAGTAGTTATATACGTCGCCCGGTATGCTACCCCAATTCAATTCTCGGATGCTTGCCAAATCTTCAACGCCGACAAACTCACCGTCTCTACCCGTGCGTAATATCTCAGCTATCTCAGGATTATTTTCCAGCTCAGAATTGCGTATCGCTGTCATGCGGCTTGTGCGCTTCAGCATATCACTGATACGTGACACCTGCTCTATGATTGCATTCTGGATATCTTCGATATATTTGAGATGTCCCAGCGGATAAAATGACTCTTGCGATAGATCAAACTTGATCGGCACAAACGGGAATCCCTGCTCCACCAACCATCCCGGTGACTCGGTGCCGTTATTCAAATCCAATACAGGCTCCGTCGGTTCCCCGGTAACTGGATCCAGATCGAAAACAGGTTGACCGAGCATATCCATCACTTGCGGGAACACCATCTTACGGAACGGATGAGGAACGTCGAGTATAGGTTGATCTACCCCCGGTGCGAACATCACCTCGCGTCGCTCCATCCGATTATGCCAGCGTTCAACCAGCACAAAATCACCATTCGATATCGAATCGCGTAGTGCCTCCTGTTCAGCCGAATCGTATCGGTCACCCATAACCTCGCCGTAACCGATCTCGTCCTCACGGGACAGTTCAGACGGCCTGATCTTACCTTTGTTCTGTATGCGTGGATCGTCCTTGAGATACTTTATCGGCGTCCAAAACTTTTCTCTTATATATCTCTTGTCACCCAGCCTATGTGGTGAGCCTGTTGGATCCAGATGGACTAATCCCGGAGGCACTCGTTGAGCTACCACCATGTCCTCTGCATAATCGTCGTTCGTAACGTATGGTGCTATGATGTCGTCCCCTTCGGGATTGTAGTCGAGACGTATCCATCCAATCCCGGTGAACAGCGCGTCGAAAATAGCCTGATGAACGTGGCTTTTAAGATTCGTAAGGTTCATGTAGCTGTTGGCGGCACGTTCAAGAATGACCGCTACATCCTGATTCACCTCATCTTCAACTGCAAAGTTCATAACGGGATAATTGTGTGCAATGGACCCCAATATCTGACGAACAATCGGATAAAATCGCGACACTTTCACAACATCTTCAGCGCGTAAGTCTCGGATTTTTTGGTCGAATTTCAGCTCGTAACTGTCGTATAGTTTCTGCCATTCCTCCTGACGATCCTTATACAACTTGTCGAGCATTTCGCCCTCATTCTTATACCATTCTATTTCAAACTTATTCATTCACGCATATCTGCTCTCTATGTCCGATTCAGTTAGCTGGTCTATTAGTCTGCCGCCGTCTGCCTGTGGCCCTGACGATACGTTTCTGGGCTTGTAACAGTGGTTTATGCCATATCGTAATGCGTCTGCCGAGTGATCGTTTGGACTACTGGCGTCCTCCATGTTGCGTGTATCGCGCTGTAGTCCCAGTAGAGACTCCAGTGTTGCATCCGTGTATCCCCGGAAGAATTTTATCCGTTTGTTGTAAATGAGATTTCCAATGTTTCTCCACCCATTCACCCGGTCCATATTTGCACGAGTTAGGTGTAGGCCTTCGTCTCGAAACGAATCACTCGGTGATCGTGCCAGTGCAACCTCTCCCGGAGCGCGTTTGGTCCACATATCTGCTGGTGCAAGTATTAAACGGGGCCAGCGACCATACACGCCACCACAACGTGTCCATGCACACTCCTCAATCATCGCCTTGATCCCCCGTGCATGTTCGGCCCCGGCCCCGGAGCTTTCATAACTGTTGACGATCCAAACATCATCGTCGCTGTCCACGGCGATCAACACTGCCGCCGTCGGATTATTCTCGCCGTAGTCCATCGACACAAAGAGTGACCAGTTCTCAGGTATCTCGAACGGATCTACTATTAGGTCGGTCCGATTCGCCACGTAATAGGATCCCATGTTGATGTCCCAATTACCGTGGAGATACGCTTCCGTTAGCTCTGGATCACCCATCGACATTAGCCGTTTTGGATAATCAGGATCCGCTTCTAACAGCTTTTGATTATCTGTGACTCGTGCCGGGATAAAACATCGAACCATATCCGACGCTGGATCCCGTAGCGGCACATAGCCATTAGGATATTTGCCGATCTGGAAATAATCCTTTATCAGGCTATGGATCATCCCCCCCGGGTTACCTGTTGCTCGGATCCTCTTTCGTTTTGCATTACCACGCAATCGGCTTTTGAGTAAATGGTATGGTCGCATACTTCCCCACGTTGGCAACTCATCCCAATAAATAGCACTGTAGCTATGGCCCAAAAACTTGTGGAACTGATCATCCGTATCCATCGGCCTAAACTTGAGACTTGCACCAGACGGCCAGATCCACGTCCTCGCTCCGACTTTGTATTCGGCTCCCATAGGCGCATACAGTTGTTGGGATCGACGTACCAATTCATCCATGTCTCCCGAATTTCGTCGGAACATAATGCAATGCCAATCATGTCCTTGATCCACATCTGCCGCGGCATCGGCTAACAGAAAATCCGATTTCCCCGAACCTGCCGCTCCGCCGTAAAACAGCTCGTCTATAATCCCCGAACACGAGAGCGCATTCGCTTGATGTTTTTGTGGTGACCAGCAAAACTCACTCATTGCTCGTCAAGGCTTCGAGACGATTCTTGTTTGATATCCATTCATCAATCGTTTTAGCTCGTGGTGGAACGTCGATAGACTGTATGGCTATCGGTCCGCCGTTAACCCCGGTAGACTCTATCCGCTCACTGTATCCTCTATCACGTCCCATCGTGCGAAGATAGAAAAAGACACTACTGGCGTGACCATCCCGGATCAGTGTATGCAACGAGTTCTCGGCTACGTCGAGCAGTTCTTCCCGGCACTCGTCCAGCACATGCTGAAGACTGTATCGCTGTATTGCTTCATATGTAGCCTTGCGCGTAACCTTCATCCGTCGACTAGTGGCCGTAATATTACCATCGCACTCACGTAGTGCTGTCTCTAATGCCCGTTTACCTATTTTTTGTGTTGCCAATACTATACCTTTTGCTCAAAAAACGGATGTCTATAGACAACTGTTTAGTTTGTTTATTCAGCTTATCATATGCTCGGCTCGTATCAACGCCGCTGATAGTGTGCGTAGTTCGTCTTTGTGGAGCCTGATTCCCCGCTTAGTGGGCTGAAAGTCTTTAGTCTTCGGACTATGCAACATCAGCCGCACGTCGATCACTTTACGCCCGTGCTTGTCCATTACAGGCTCAACCTTGATCTGGTAGGCATCCGAAAGCATCGACGACATTGTGAACTTTGACGGCATTACCTACCGCCGCCGAGTCTCTGGTAATCCCCTTCGCTAATCAGGTAGCCGTATTTGTCGTCGTTCGCTCTCCGAAACCTAACCCCTCGCAATGGAAAACGTGCGGGTTCATTTTCACGCATCTGCTTAATCTCGCCGCGCAATCGGCCCACCTCTGCCCGTAACATATCTCGCTCATGTTCGAGTTCAGTCAAATAGTCCACCATAACATCAATAGCTCCATATAGCTGGTCGTGGATAATCGTCCTCAGTACTCATATCATCTAAGTGAATAAATCGCTGGCCGTGATCCCCGGACTGCTTAACACCTACGCCACTGAACCCCATCTCCATCGCCATTTGCAGTAAAAAGTAGGCTCTCTCGCCACTGATCTGTATATCTACAGCACGAGCATAGGTGTGCGCTCCCGGTCGCACCTTCTTGCGCTCTGCACTATGTTCGAGTGATCGAAATCCAGATGTGATTATTAGTGGATGTCCCAGCTCGTTTCGCAGTCTTTGGACGCGATCCAGAAATACCTCGTCTACCCAGCACTCCCCGGTTTCTCTGCATGCCCATTCGGAGTGGCTTATATTGGGCCACCTCTCGCTCGGCCAGTTTTCCCGCTGGTATGATTCCCGTTTCCCCATATCCAAAGATCGACCGAACTCAAAATTTTTCAAGCAATTATGAGAGTTTTTTTTCTGATTTAAATATTTCAAAAAAATCTTTCACAAAAAATTCCCACGGATGGGTATAGACTGCCAACCGTGTTGCCTTTTAGCAACAATTTCTTTCTTGTAACTCATTGTTTTTATTGAACATTATTTTTACCATTACAATGTAATGACAATACTGTATACCCATCTATGGGATATTTCTGCAAATTTATCCAAATATCCCATACTAATCTTTCATCTGGTGAAATAACCTTGTGAGTATTTTGCTTGAAACCGACACTAAACCATTATTAATTAACGCTAAAACAAGGTGGAGATTATGCCCGATAATTCGCTAAGTTATCAACAGCAATTAGGTGAGCGCATACGCCGTAGAATGTATCGACTGGAAATTACGGCAGACTATGCGGCGCAAGAAATAGGCATCAGCCCCGCAACTATGTCCAGAATCATAACTGGAACGGGCGAAACGGCTAACTGGGATACACTCAAAAAACTCGCTAAACTGCTAAACTGGCGCATAGATCACATGATGAACAACTCACAACCTAACACCTATCTATGTGGGATACGACAGATCGACGACGACGTAGCTGTTTTTTGCCATCATCTGTTTCGCGGCGAAGAAGGTTACAAGCGACTTTCGGGTATGGTAGACCCGGACTACCGCCTGATATACATGGACGGTCCAGCTCTATCCGACAAACGAATCGGACCAACACTCAGAGAAGAAATTATAGGAAACAACGCCCAAAACAAACCCGGACAGACCGTAGAATCACATATTTTGTCCACGAGCCAGTTGATGGAATCATCCATCTTGATCCATTTAAGGGTAAAAATCACGCGGGAACAACATGAGGTTGAGATACTGGACAAACCCCTAAATCTCACAGTATCCGACATGATTGATGTCTGGGAGCTATCAACCACCCTAAAAGAAATTAAACGAGGACAACCATATTTGATTACAAAAAGATATGTGCAAAATATCGACCGGCATACAGAATCATACTAAGATGACATTGACTACTGCTCATATTGGCACTATATTTACTTCACTACTTTACTGTGTCTGGAACCCATTCGAGTATTGCGCCGGGTTGGCACTCCAGTACATTGCAGATCTTATCAATGGTCCGCATCGTCGGGCTACTTTTTCCATTCACCACGCGACTCAAAACTACGGGTTGCAATTTCGCAAGGCGGGCCAGTTCTGCATGCGATTTAATTTCTTTACGAGCGCAAAGTGCGCTGAGACTTTTTGTAGATATCATAATCATAAAGTTAATAATATCGCAATTTTAAAACAAGGCCATATTAACTAAAAAGTAAATAATACTTGACCTATGTTAACTTCTTAGTTAATATAGAGCCTGAGAGTAGCATAAATTAAAAAAGGCCAGCGCGGGCGACACTCGCCAAAGCATTTCCCGCGCCAGCCAGAAACCACCACACACGGTTACCCCGGAGGGCTTTATGTGTGATAAACAAAACATACCCAGAATAGAAAGATTTTGCAAGTTTGTCCTTGCTATTGTCTTTGTCTATTCCGCAATAAACCTCTGGTATCCGTTTTTCATGGAGATACTTACATGAAACGAGTACCTGTAGCATCCACCACCCGCTCATGCGACGTCTGCAATCACAAAATGGACATCGTGCTGGCTATGTGGGCTTGCAAAAACTGCAACCACACCACAGACGCGGACCCCACTCAACTGTATCACGTCGCCAAACGATTCGGTTATGAATTGGCTGGGTATGCGGGCTATGCTGAACAGGCCGTAGACCAGCGTCGTGTTGCCGAAGTTTTAGTGAACCTCAATCAAATCGAACGGACTTTAGCACGGCATCCATCCGAGTCGCACCAATCGTATGCCGCTCCTGTACGCGGGATGATACAAGGCTGGATCGACCATCGAAGAATTGGAAG